AAGCATTCTGTTATTGTCTTAGTATAATTACTTACAATACCTCCTTTAGGTTTAGATGATTTAGTAATATTATTAGCTCCCCCAAATAAAACATAGCTTTTTGCTAGCTGGTTTCCCTCATTTATACTTGTAGCATTTCCAGACTCTTCAAGTCTTTTTTTAGAAATATTAACCCCTGATGAAAGTCTTAACCAACTATCTTTACTTGTAGTGTATGTAAGAAGGTCATTATCATAAATAGTTTCTCCTAATTTTTCCTGTCTAACAGCAATTTGTTTCTGTACAAAAGGATCAAAAACTTCTCCTATAACTTTTCCCATAACTTATTTATTTAAAGTTTTATATGCTGCTATAATATCTGAAATGTTTGATGGGATTCTAAGTTGGTGGCCTAATACAGGGTAGAGACTATTAGGTTTAAATCTAGGGTTAGCTGAAGATATTATCCACCATAAAGTAGTATCACCATAATATTTAAAAGCTAATAAATCGTACCTATCTCCTTCTTCGGCGGCAACATAAAAATCATTATCACTAAAAGGAATTTGGGGGTATTTTACACTAGCCCTATATCTTTTTCCAGCAGGAGTTCGAAATATTGGTATGTTACTATATCTATCCATTAGTATGAAATAAATCTACTTTCATCACTTACTAATCTATTATCATTACTAGTAATTGGAGTAAAGTTGAATCCACTTATTTTTATTGCTTTAGGAAGTTGTTTACCTGATGATACCTTTGATTGATCAATAGTAGCTTGGTTAATATTATTATCTGCTAAAGCTGAAAGAAGGTCGGAAGTAGAAGCTAGATTAGTATTATCTGCTGCACTAATTCCTATATCAAAACCAGCTTCAAATATTGGGTTTATTGTAAAGCCATTAATAATTCCCGGAACGTTATCAAGATAATCTCCAAATGTTAATTTAGCAAAATTCCCACGTATATAACCACTATTACCATAGTTAGGTGCTAAATTTTGAATTAATTGGTTTAATTTAGTATAAATAGGAACTATTTGGCCTGGTCGTTCGGCTACAATAGTAAAATCTAAACTAATAGACCTAGTAAATCCTTTATACCTGTATGAAGGATAACCTCTACCAGTGTAAGTAAATGAATCATAATTAGAATTTACATTATCTGAGAAATTATCTACATAAGCTTGCCAGTATAAGTAATTATTTGCTCCAGGCTCTTGGGGATTAATTAAGTTAAGATAAAATTTAAATAATTGATCATCTACAGGTGCGGCATCCGTAAAAGAAGTATTTAATTTATTAGTATTATTAGCATTAAATTTATCTCCAGTGTAAGTATATTGTCTACTTCCACTTGAAGGTAATGCTAAATTACCATACTTACTACGTGTAAAATTAGGATCAGCCTTATAAGTTCGAGTTTGGTTTGGGGTAACATACTCAAGTTTATTTCCATCAGGCTTTGTATAAGCAGTTTTAAGAGTTACAATTTCATTATTACTAACTACACCTCGAGGAAAATTTTCATTATATGTACCACTAGAAATTCCAGGTAATTCATTTTCTTTATTAGGATCAGTAAATGAATCTATTATCTTAAGAGAAGAAGAATAGTTATTATTAAAATAAGTTTTGGCTGATGATACTCCAGCAACAGAAGAAGCTAAAAAATCTTTAACAGTAAAACCATATTCATTTATACCTGTAGTATAAGTTGATCTTTTAATTGTAGTTTTACCTATGCCTAATATTGATCCAGGACCCCCTCCATATGACAGTATTTCTAAAGGATTTTGAGAAACTAGAGAAACCACAGAAGGTCTACCTCCTAAAATTTTGCTATCAAATAGTTCTACTAATCTATTATTACTACTATCTCCAAATTGATTATTTGCGCTTCTAACAACTTGTTCATATCTAATAAGGCCTCCACCAGGGAATAAGCCTCCTTCAACTACACCTGCTATTGGGGAAGAGGGATCTAAACCTAATAAATTTAAATGTGTGCCTGAATATGCAACAGCAGCTTGAGCTAAAGTTGATACAGGGGTATATATTCCTTGATTAAGGGTACCCCCTGCGTAAGCAGGACCAAAAGTAGCTTCAGTTTTTACTGAAGTTCGAGAAAGTAAATTAGTATTAGTTATAAATTTAAGACCTTTAGGAGTTGTAAATAGCTGGGTTAGTCTAGATACATCTTGGGCTCCTCTTATTAAGGATCCATCCCTTAATATAACATCAATAGAGTTGTTAGGGAGTTCATCCGGAATGTCAGAAGTAATAAAAGGTTCTCTACTACTTCCCCCTCCAGCTCTATCACCCCCATAATTAAGGGATTTCAGATCAGTTTTAAGGTCTATTAAAGGCATTTATTAGAATGATCTACCTTCAGGAGCATTATTTTTATAAGCACTAGGAGGTGTGATACCTTTTAGGCTTAATGTAGAAGGGGATGGCTGTTCTTTTACAAATGGATTACCATTTATAGAGTATTCATCATGTAATTTAGATTGATCAAAATTAGGTTGTGGACCTTGTTGACCATTCAAATTTGAGAGAATAGAGCCGTTAGTTGTAAAGGAATTTAAAATTGACATGGTTGTTATTTTATTATAAATATTAAATTATTGTAATTTGTAAGATCCTACTGTTAAAGCTGTTCCTACTTTTGTACCATCCAAAGTAACTGTACCTTCTTTAGAAAGAATTTCATTTAAAACTGTTGTCATTTGATCCATTTTTTCTACTAATGGAGTTATGTTTATTGAGGTAGACGAACTTTCAGTATTATTATTATTAGTAACAGTTTCAGTATTATTATTATTTGTAATAGTTTCAGTTATACCCATTTGTGGGGGTGATACTATATCATCTCCCATTTTTAAATCAGTACCAGCTACTATTGTATCTTTATTATTTAAGGCAATTGCACCTTCAGGACCAAATAAAGTACGTTTACCATATCCTGATCCTTCTTGTGCAGGAGAAACAATATCATCTCCTTTAAATTTACCTAAATACGCAGCAACCCCTCCACCTGCAATTAAAGCTCCTGCTACTGCTCCTAAAGGCCCAAAAGCAAGTCCTGCAAGAGCTCCTACCATAGTAGCTACGGCAATTGCCGAAAATTCTAATACTCCCGATAGTTTTTCTACTGCTCCCGCTAATTTTTCTTGAGTGGATAATGCTGTTGCTGACTCTTCTGCCTGGTCTGCTGTTCGTTCTGTAAATTTATCTGCTTCAGATGATATACTTTCTTGTTTTCTTAAAGAATTAGCTAATTCATCAGAAGTTAATCCAGCAGCCTCTGCTAAAGCTTGCCGTTGTATAACATTCATTTTTAAAAATTCTTCCTCACTTCCAAGTTGTTTAACAACTGCCTCTGCAGCTGCTACTTGATCTCCTGCTAAAGCTAATGCTCTAGCTTCTTCAAGATTAAGTTGTTTACCAGTTAAAAGTTCAGCTTGCATTTCAGCTTCAATACTTGATTCAAAATCAAGTAATTTTCCAGCCATTTTAGCAGTTTGTTCAATTTCTACTCCTAATGCTGTCGCCGCCGCTACTGCTTTAACTAAACCCCCAGGAGTTTGTTCTAAAGTTCCACGTAATGCTCCTGATATTTTATTAGCTTTATCTAGAGCAGCATTTGTATTTAAATTGACTTTATATGTTTTTTCAGCTGCTACTAAAGATTCTAATTGTTCATCTTTTATACTTTCTAAAGAACGGCCTGTAGCTAAAGATTGTTTAGTAATATTAGCTAAAGCTTCTTCAGACATATTAAATCTTTCCCTTAAAACTGTAGCAGATTCTAATAAATCCTGGTCAAAGATTATAGCAGTGCCTCCTAATGCAGAGTTTAAATCGTTAACAGATTTATTAAGGGTATCAACATTAACTCCTATGGTATTGCTTGTTAAAGCAGTCATAGCAAATTTATCATTTAAGTTAAGGGCTTCACGACCGCTTAATCCTAAGTTTTTTCTTAAACCTACTACTCTAGTATCTATCTTTTTAACTGCTTCAAAACCTTTAATTAAAAGAGCTGAAAATATATCAGTGGGTTTAATGTTTGATAATAAGTTTTTACCTATTTGTTTAGTAAAAAATCCTAATTTTTTAGAATTTGAAATTTCCTTACTACTTATTTTTAATCTACGACTCATAACATCTGTCATACGAGATGTTTGATTAGTAGCTCCTTCTATATCTAAAATAGAAGATAATTTTCCAGATTTATCTACATTTTTTAATACACCATCTAACCCCCCTGCAAGTTTCCCTACAAGGCCCAAAGATTTGCCTCTTTCATCATTTTGTTCTTCTAAATCCTTTAAAACTTTACGTTCTAATTTAATTTGATTTTGAAGTTCCCCTGTAAGTTCTTCACTTATCCCTACTCCATTCCTTTGAAGTAGATTGATACGAGATTGGAGTGCTGCTATATTTTGTTCGCTTTTTTCTCTAATAGAAAGAATTTCTTTACTTATATCTTGGCCTTGATTAATTTTTCTTTGAAGATCAAGTTGAGTATCTAGACTACTAACTATTCCCTTAACAGATTTAGTTAAATCCCTTTCATAAGTTTTAGCTATTTTTTGGCTTATTTTATCTAACCCTTGGGCAGAGTCAATAGCATCCGTAATAGCATCTGTAATAGTAGCACCTAATGAAGAAAAAGCATCAATTAAAAACTCAGTTTCTTGAGTTAATTTTTGCTGTTCTTCTCTAGCTTTATTAATATCATCACCTATAGCCATGCTAATAAATATTTAAGAATAAAACTTTATCGATATGAAGGGCGTTTTAAATGTTCACGTGATTTAACCTTTCCAGATGAATCTATTACAGTAGTTTGACCTGGAATTTTAGATTGTGAGTCTTGTATGTTTTTAGATTTTTGGTTATAATAATCTTTAATTTGCTCAAAAGTAAATTTTCTAAGCCATAAAGGCATATTATATACAGTTTCCCAATCATATCCCCCTTGCCCATGAAATACTATTTCATGTATTTGGGTAAATGTGGATTTTCTTAAATAAGCGGCTTTACTCGAAGTCAGGGTAAAAAAAGCGGACACCAATTGGGATGGAGATAGCATCTCCTTCATCATCGGGAAAAAAAGTTAAATCAACGTCGGGTTGAAATTTAAGAACATGTTTTCTAAAAGCTCTAGCATCTTTAGCTAGTAGATAGGTGTCTACAAATTCTCTTATATCTTTAGGTTCTCTACTTTCTCCTATAGAAGTAATAATATGTTTTAATCTAGTAGACCCTTCAGGGTTAGATTTACTTATTTTTTTAATACCTGCAAGTTCTTTTTGAATTTTTTTCTCATCACCGTGAGATAGTAACTTAAAAGTAATATCGGTGTTTGTATGAGGTAAGGTATAACTAAATTCATTTTTCCCTGATGTGAATAAAGATTCGTCTATTTTTTTATTTTCTAATTTAGTTAAATCTACTACATGAGATTCATCTCCTATATTAAATTCATAATCTTTACCGTATCCCAAGACACGAGCCGCTATTAAAACTGCATTTTTATCACCTATTAATAAATCATCATACTTAATGTCTGAAATTATTAATGATTGGAGTAATTTATCAATTACAGTTCCATTTTTAACATATGCTGAATTGGATAGAATGTCTTCTTCCTTAGCAGTCATATACTTCATTTCAATTGTTCCAGAAGAGAGTGGATTGTCTTTAGAGTAAAGAAGACCTTTTGAAGGTAATTCTACTGTTTCTGTGGGTAACTTTAGATTGTCGAGTGCCATTATAAATAACTATTTGTTTGATATAAATATATAAAAAACAAGGAAGGCGTACCGAAGTACGCCTTTCTTTTATAATATTTAACTTGTATTAGAAATTCAACACACAATAATCAGGTTGTACTGTCATTGAGATTTCAACAGCACCCTCATTATCATAGTTGTATTCACCAAAATTAGCCTCAGTAATTAAGGCACCTTTAATTACCCATTCTGAAACTACATCACCTACAGGACCCAAGACATTTACTGTCATATCCTTTTTGTAGAAATCAGAATAACCATCTCTGCCTGTTACTGATTCGTGGTGTAATCTCACCCATTCCATTACTGATTGGGCTCCAGAAGGAGTAATCGCATCAAATAACGTCATTGATATAGTGCCCCAGGTAGTTTTACCTTTTACATATCTTTGAACATTAATATGATTCAAAGCTACTGTACCTTGGGAAACGTTTACTGCTCCTAATCCTTTGATAAGATAAGCGGGAAATCCATCTACATACAAAACAAATCTATTTTGTTGTTTTGGTTCAAACGGGGTGAAAAATATTTCGTTGGGATCTAATACTGCCATTGTCGTGTTTTATTATAAATATTACAATTTCTAATTTCTATTATGCTGGGAACTCAGCTCCAGTTGGCAATACATTGAAATCGAGAATTATAAATTCTGCTGTTCTGGTTGGCTGTAAGAATATCTGGCCTACCATCTGATTTCTATCAATTACATCAGGAGTATTGTTTGAAGCGTCCATTACTACTTTAAAGGCAAAAATACCTTGTCTTTGTTGTACACTTTCAAGATATGGATTTACTTGGGCTAAGAAATTATTTCTTGTTGCTATTGTATTTTGTTCAAATACTAAATTGTTAGCAACTTGTCCAATAAAGCCTTTAAGTGCAATTAATAACCTTCTAACATTTACACGATCAAGTGCTGATGCTTTCTTTTGTAGTGTCTTTTGACCAAATACTACTGTTCCTGTTGCAGGGAAATTAGCAATTGGGTTAACATTACTT